CAAAGAAGAACTCATTCTCAGGAATTGAAGGAGATACGAATACCTTTAAGCTGTCAAGGGTACCTGCGAAGTAAGGACCATTAACAACAGATGCAGGAGCAGGAGTCCAACCCTTTACATAAGGAAGAACAGTAAGAACATCAGCACCGCAAACCATATAGTTAGGAGCAAACTTCTGAGTACGTGTATAGATAATCTTCTTAGCACGAGCTACTATTTCACTAAAGGCTTCATAGTACTGTGAACGAGAAATTGCTTTGTCGTCAACATACTTAGCAAATGTTAACTGAGTATCCTTTTCAGCACCGTTATAAAGCATCAATACACCTTCGGTGTCAACTTCATAAGCAAGTTCACCCTGAGCCTGAGTAGCAAGCTGTTGTGCCATATCAAAGCCATAATCATTCTTAGCCTGGAATGCAGCAATCTGAGAATAATATATAGCTATTCTACGAGCGTGAGCGTGTAAGTCGATAGCATCAAGATGTGCCTTAAGAGTTGGAAGAGAAGTAGGAGTTTCCTTCTGAGGAATTATTACGTTGTCATATACATACATTGTAACAACTTTAGAATTCTCAGCAAATACAGCATCATCACTTGCGAAACTGAGTTTTCCGTTTGTCTTATCAACAAGAACAGTACCATCAGTGGCTTTTGCTGCTGTAGCCTTTGTAGGTTGACCTTCATATATAGGAGTATAAGGAGTTCTGTCACCGTTTTCTGCTATAATAGCAATACTCTTAACACCTAATACAGGAGCCCAATCTAAAGTAACTTTCTTATTAGCAATATCAACTAACTTATCATTAGCGTCAATAGTATGAGACTCATTAACGTTATCAGAAGTGTAACGAGTACGATCCTCAGTCATTTCTCCCATGCGATATACACCGTTGAAGAAATCACCTTCGTTTACTCCACCCTTAGTTGTACCAGCTGTATATCTTAAATAAGTAATATAACCAGCAATAGAGGTCATAGGCTGAGTAAGCATAATTTCAGGAAGAATAAGGTTCGGAACAGCTACATTGGTAATATTAAGACAAAATCTCTTGTAATCACCAAGAGCAGAACGCTGTGTAGCAGCAGAGCTATCAAAAGCCTCATTCATAAACTTAGAAGTATTGTCAAGCAATGTAGCTAACATTAACTTCTTCTGTGCTGACATACCAGCACCATTGTGTGTCTTCTTATGTACAGATTCAGCAAGAGCTATTCTCTTCGAATAACTTTCAAGCAAATTTTTTGCCATAGTCTTTTATTTCCTTTCGTTTTAAGAATTTAAAATATCATTTACAAAATTTTCATCTAAAACATCGTCAGGATTTTCAAATCTTTTTGTTTGTTTACTTTCATTCATTGCTACTCGACTAATATTATTCTTTGTAAAGTTAAACGGTAATTTATTTATATTCATCTTGTAGCTTCTTAATTGTTCACAAATTTTATCCACATCATCAAATGTATAATTTTCTTCGAGTTTATTTTTAATCTCTGTAATTGATACACCTAATTGTTTTGCTTTACTTTCTATGTAGCGGTTCGCGGCTGTCTCAGCAGTCTTACGGTACTTCTCTACTAAAGCATTAGCATTTGCTAATTTCTTAGCATACTGTGAATTCTTAACTTGTGAGTCACCTTTCAATTCCTGAAGTTCTTCTTTTAATTGATTTACTTCTTTTAAGGAATTGTTTTTAGATTCTTGTAATTCAGTTCTTAACTGTTTAACTTCATTACTTAAATCTTTAATATTACTGTTTTTTGCATCAATACTCTCATTTAAAGAACGACGAGAATCTTGTATATGTATCAATCTCTGTTTATAAGATTCACATAAATCACGCTGTTCAATAAATTGTTTAGATTTCTCTTCCAGCTGTTCTTTCATTGATGCTAATTGATTCCTAACAGCTGAATATTTCCTTGCATCTTCAGACAATGTAACAACTGCTTTTTTCAACTTAGCTACTGCAGCCTCATTCTTAACATCCTTTGCATAGCAAACTGATAATTTTTCCTGAAGATTAGTAACTTGTTTACTTAAATCAGCATTGGCTTTCAATGCTTCCTGTAAATCTTTTACTAAATCAGCTCCGTCATTGACAGCTTCATCATTAGACTGATTTACATCCTCTTCACCCTTATTGGAAGAGTCTTTGTAGTTAACACCTACTCTGTCAAGAGCTTCTGTCATCACCTTGCGGTCTTCAGCCTTTGCAGAATCAAGTGCTTCGTTCAATTGTTGATACAATGTTTTGTTTCCTAAAGACTCATTTACATAGGAAAGTCGTGCTGTTTCTACAGCTGGTATGAGCACGACATCCCAACATTCACAGTTATATGTATCTTCATCAACAACTTCTTCACCATTGTAATCTTCGTAAGTGTCACCTTGACCTCTTGAAGAAACTCCAATATTACAACCATAATCACAAAGAGTTTTAAGAATTCTTCCACAAGGTGTATCTATAATATCAAACACACCGTAAATCTTTCCATCATTACTCTTCTTTGGCATTTCAGATAAACATATAGCAGCTCTAGTAATATCTGTTTCCGTACGATCTTCAGGATGACCTAATTCACCTAGGCAAACTTTATTTTCTATTTTCTCTTTCATTATAGGATCTTCAAATACTTTTTCCCATAATGGCATAGGATATTTCCTACCATTACGTGTAGGATTTTTACCATCTGCTATAATACCTTCAAGTCTGCCTAATATCCCTCTCTGTTTTTGTTCTTCTGGGGACAACTTCTTATATTCAAATTTCTGTATGTTGTTAAAACTTTCTAACATTAGTCAAATTTGTCCTTCCTATTCAGAAGTATCATTATTTTACATATATTTCATACAATTTTTGATTTAGTTGATATTTTCTCGTTTCTCTATATAATATATTATATATAATAAATAATATATAATTAACGTTTAA